GACGCTGCGTCAGTGCGCTGGGCTGTTCGGCAAGGCCAACCTGCCGCGTGAATGGCGTGAGACGCTGGACAAGGAGCCCGAGCGCGAGGTCCAGGTCCAGCGCTGTGTCGCACCCGTCGAAGAGTACACCTACGACAAGACCGAGAAGCCCCGGAAGAGCGCCAAGTACATGAGCATGTACATGGCTTGCGGCGTCGATGAGAAGGAAGCCGGGCTGGGCGAGGGCCATTTCAACTGGTTCCCGTACCTGGTCAGGCGCTGGATGACGGTTTCGGGCGAGCCCTACGGTCGATCGCCCTGTGCCGGCGTGGCGCTGGCAGACGCCAGAACGCTGAACATTGCCCAGCAGGCGCTGCTCAAGAGCGTCGAGTGGAAAGTGGATCCGCCCAAGGTCGCGGCTCACGATGCGGTGGTGGGTGAGATCAACCTGCGTGCCGGCGCCATCACCTACTACGACGCCTCCGCGATGGGAGACGGCAACCGCAAGGTCATCGAGAACCTCGAGTCGGGCGACCCGCGCTACGGTATCGAGCTGACTGACCGGCTGTCGATGAACCAGGGCCGCGCTTTCTGGCAGGACCTGTTCAAGATGCCCGACAAGCAGATGACCGCTTACGAGGCGGGCAAGTGGATCGAGGAATACGTCCGCTCTGCCGCCCCGATCTTCGAGCCGATGGAGAGCGAGAATGCTATCCTCATGGACGCGGTGTTCGAGCGGGCATGGAGCAAGGGCGCGTTCGGTGATCTGGACGAGCAGACGCAGCTTCCCGAGGGAATGCCCGATGGATTGCAGGGCGCGCAGGTAGATTTCGAGTTCGAGACGCCGCTATCGATCGCCTATCGTGAACTGAGGACGCAGCAGGCTGAGGCTCTGGTCGCCAGGATGACGGCGCAGGCACAGATCGCGCCTGACAGCCTTGACAATGTCGATTGGGATGAAGTGACACGCGGTGCGATGGGCGACACGCCGACAGACTGGGCGCGCGATCCGAAGCAGGTCTCTGAGATGCGTGAGCAGCGCAGCCAAGCGCAGGCTGAGCAGCAGCAGAAGATGGAACAGGCGCAGGCGCTCGAGGTCGGGCTCAAGGCGCGGCCTGAGAACCTGAACAAACTGGAAGCCGCCATGAAGGAGGGCGCATAGCATGGCGACGAAACTTAGCTGGTCGATGACGGCTGCGAACGTACCAGGCCCGGTATTCACGGCTTACATGCCGTTCTACATGCGCTTTGTGCATACAGCAGGCGCTTCGACTGTGGCGCTACAGCAGGACATCAACGACGACGGCGTGTGGGCGACGATTGCCACGACCAATCCGGTCACGAGCATCGCGTTCTCGGTGGACGGCACGCACATCATAGATGTGCCGGAGGGCTGCGCGTCCAAGTTCCGCACGATGATCACAACGCTGAGTACAGGCCCGGTCGGGGTCGTGGTGTCTGGCAAGCTCAATCTCAACGATACCATTGGCGGCGCTTCTGGCGGCGTGCTTGACATCTTTGAGGAGGGCGGCTCTGCTGTCCTTGACGAAGACGGAACAACCCAACTCTTTGAAGAAGCCGCCTGATGGGCTTGACCAGGAGTGGCGGATCGTCAGACGGCCCGTACACCGAGGCCAACCCGCTTTCAATCAGCGCCGACGCCTACATCAGCACGGTAAACTCCACCACCGCGACGTTGGCGGGCGGGGCGACATTCACAGGCGTGGGCGAACTTAACGCCTATCCGGACGTGATGGTGACGCTCAAGAGCAACGTCGCCGGCACGCTGTACGTTGACCTGTCGATTGACGGAGGGGCGAACTACGACACCACGCTGACGTATGCAGTAGCTGCGGCGACGGGTGAGTTTCACATTGCGGTCAAGGGCAAGCGGACGTGTCGCATCCGCTACCTGAACGGGTCCAGCGCTCAGAGCTATTTCCGGCTATCGACGCAGTACGGCACGTTTCGGCAACCTAACCAGTCGATCAACACAACGCTTCAGAACGATGCCGACGCTGCGGCTGTTCGGCCCTCGCACTATCAGTATGAAGCGGCGCTTGGACGGCGCGCGGGCGTCACGACCTGGAACAATTTCGGATACAACGCTGACGTAGACATAGGCACTGAGGTTGTCTGCAATTTCGGCGGGACGTTCACGCCACTGGCTGCGGCTAGTACGCTGACGTTCACCTGCTCGTCCAACTCGGATATCGATGGCGGCACAGGCGCACACGGTGTGGTTGTCTATGGGGTAGACGCGAACTGGAACAGCCAGATCGAGGTGGTGATGCTGAACGGCACGACGCCGGTCGTCACGACATCAACGTGGCTGGGCGTCAATCGCGCGGCTGTCTATCTGGCGGGATCGGGCAAGGCGAACGCCGGGACCATCACCATCACGGCGACGACGGGCGGCGCCACGCAGGGTCTGATCGCGACAGGCGAGGGAACGACACAGAACGTCATCTTCTTCGTGCGCGACAATTATCAGGCGCTGATCGACTTCATCTTCCTCAATGCTGAGAAGCTTTCTGGCGGTTCGACGCCCAAGGTCACATTCAAGATGTGGGTGTTCTCGGCTGTCTCGAATGCGAAGTACGAGGTGTTTCGGTATCTCATCGATACCTCTGCGGGAGACGGACACCTTGACCTCAGTATGCCTCAACCGTTGGTAGTTGGCGAGAAGAGCGCCGTGTGGATCGAGGCCACGACTGACACCAACGACACGTCGTGCAAGGCAAGGTTCTCACTAGTTGAAGTTGCCGACTGATGGCCACCAAGTTGAGCGGGACAATCACGGCGGCCAATAGTCCAACGATCGTGTTCACAGCGTACATGGACTTCATCCTGCGCATCGAGATCGAGGCGGGAACGAACGTGCTGGCGCTCCAGCAGGATTTGCTGGACGACACGGATTGGCAGACGACGGACACGTTCACGGCGAGCGGGACGCACATTGTTGATGTGCCAGAGGGCTGCGCCACGACCTTCCGGCTCACGGCCACGACCTTCGACACCGGCCCGATCAACTGGGCGGTGCGAGGCAAGCTGAATGCAAACGATACTATTGGTGGAGCTTCGCCCGGCTCCAACATGATTGAAGAAGCGGGCGAAGACATACTGAACGAAGACGGTGCAACCAAGCTAAACGAGGAGAATGCCTGATGGGCAAGATTAGCGCTATGACTGCCCTAACGGGCGCAAACGCTGCTGTTGGTGACCTGGTGCCTGTGGTCGATGTATCGGCCACGACATCCGGCTCGAAGAGCATGACACTGCCGGAACTGTTCGCGGCAATCCCTGTGGTGATTACAACGGAATTGACGGGATCGGGCGCGGCAGCGACGGACGAGTACCTGATCTCGGACGCTGGCGTCATGAAGACGATCTCCGTGCTTGAATCCGCCAACGCTCTCTGGGCTGGCGTCACAACGACGATGACCGGATCGGGCGCGGATGCCACGGATGAACTCCTGTTCTCCGATGCTGGCGTATCGAAAACGATCACGCTGGCCGAGTTCTTTGCGACCTGGCCTGCGGCTATCACGACGGAACTCACTGGCTCGGGTGCTGCTGCTGCGGATGAGTACCTGATCTCGGATGGCGGTGTTCCCAAGACCATCACCGTGCCGGAATCGGTCGCGGCTCAGTTTGCTGCGGTCACGACCTCAATGCTTGGCTCTGACGTGGTCCCCGCCACTGACGAGATCATCGTGTCGGATGGCGGCGTTCCGAAGACGATGACGTTCGACGAGCTGATCAGCGCGGTGGCCCTCAACGGCTTTGCAACGCTGGGCGATATTGCTGGCCCGTATGCCGACCAGGCAGCGGCGGCGACGGCCATCACCGGCACCGGCAAGCTGTGGTATCAGACCACGACCGGCCTCCTTGGCATCACGTTGACCTAATGACGCCAGAAGAGAGCAAAGCCCTTCAGGCCAGACGCAAGGTTCTGGTCGAAATGAAGGAAGAGGCCGTTGGTCGCGCCAATCAGGCGACTGGTGGCATCGCTGTCATCGACGCGCTCCTCGCTACGGATCGCGTGGAAATCGCCACCATCCTGCGCCCGCAAGCGGTTCCTGCCGAGGAGCCGCGGACGGGTACGGATGGCTGACGACCGGCGATCCGTTATCCCTGAACCAGAGCGGATCGCCCTTCGCCCTGACCAGGCCCCGCCGCTTACCGTGGACGACATTGCAGCCATCAAGGCTGTGATGTCTGCCAGGGCATCGGGACCGCAACAGGCGTGGTTCGTTCAATACCTGCTCAACATGACGGGCGTCGTCGCTGGCGAACAGATGATGTCGTCCGAGGCATGGGCATTCAACGCGGGCAAGCGCTGGGTCGGGGCAACCCTTCTCAGCATAGCCGAGGTCAGGCTTGTGACCACGGGCGTCCGCAAGGCAATGGAGACTGAGAATGGCTGAAGAAGCAGAAGCAGCAGTTGCGGAAGCGCCGGCAAAGGCTGCGCCCGCACCCAAGGCAGAAGCAAAGGCGGTCCCGGCGAAGGCAGAAGCTGCACCCGCTGAGGCGAGCGACACGTCATCGGACTATGACTGGCGCGGCAAGCTGGCCGGTGAAGATGCCAAGTTCCGCAAGGAGCTGGATCGGTTCACGGACGAGGGCTCGTTCGCCAAGGCGTACAAGGAAGTCCGATCGAAGGCGACGGACCCGCGGCGTGTGTCCATTCCGGGCGATGATGCGACCGACGAGGACCGTGCAGCCTATGCCAAGGCGCGCGGCATCCCTGAGACACCGGACAAGTACGAGATCAAGACCAAGCCTCCGCAGGGCTATGAGCCCAATGACACGGACAAGGAGCGCCTGGCTGACATCACGGCGTTCCTGCATTCCAAGGGCGGCGTCTACGCTGATCCGGCTGTGATTAATGCGGCGCACGAGCTTTACTATCGGGAAGCCGAGACGGCTGTGGCTTATGCCATTGCAACGGCTGCGCGTCAGGCTGAAGTGACCAACGAGATGCTGGGCAAGCTGTGGCCTGGCCCTGAGAAGGCTCGCAATGTCGGCTTCGCCAAGGCTGCGGCGGCGCATTACTTCGGCAAGGAATGGTCGGATATCGCGGACATGCAGTTCGCGGACGGCTCCCTGTTGGGCGACAACGTGCAATTCATCAAGGCGATGGCGCGGATTGGCCGTGAGACGATGGAGGATCCGATCTTCCTCGAGGCCGGGCGCAATGGCGCGGATGCAAGCAAGTCGATCCAGAGCGAACTGGACGGCCTGCTGGCGCTGCGTGCGACCAATCGCAGCAAATACAATTCTCCCGAGACGCAGAAACGTCTCGCAGAACTCTATGACGCCAAACAGCGCCATGAAGATCGGTCTGCCTCAAACTAGGGGCGGACTAACAGGCTGACTGTCACCCCCGGCGATCAGGGTTGATGGCTCAGCGCGCAGTAACCTGGAAACAGCCCTGCGAGCTTTTCGAAGACTGTCACGCGGCCCTCGGCAACGAGTAACCCACGCGACGGACGGCATCGCCATTTCTGTCATTCATCACACAAAGGATGCAGCACATGGCTGTTAACCAGATCACTGCGCAATTTCGGACGCAGTATAACGACGAGTTCAAATTCGACTACGAACGCGAGCCCTCGCTCCTCAAGCAGACCGTCCGCAACGACGGCGCGCAGCACGGATCGACGGTGAAGTGGGACGTTGTCGATCCTTCCGATGCGGCCAACGTCCGCACCCGTGACGGCCTCATCCCCGTGTCCCAGCTTGGTCTCAGCCAGGCGACCGGCACGATGGAAGAGCACTTCAAGAAGTATCAGATCGACTCGTTCGACCTGTTCCGTGCCAACCCGAACACCCGCGCCGCGCACGCTCGCAAGGGCCGTGCATCGATCAACAAGTCGATCGATCAGGCGATCATCGACGCGCTCGATGGATCGTCCAACGCGATCAACTCGGGCAACGCCATCGACTTCGGCGTCAAGTCCACGTTCCTGACCTGGGTCTCCCAGTTGATGAACGCTGACGTTGAGTGGAACGGCAACATCTGGGGCGTCATCACCCCGAATGCATGGCTTCAGATGGAGACGATCAACGACTTCGTGTCGATCGACTTCAACGACGTGAAGCCGCTGGTCGAAGGCGCACCGCCTGTTGGTCAGTATCGCGAGTGGCTCGGCGTCAAGTGGCTGCGCCACACCGGCCTCACCGGCAAGGGTACGAGCACTGCGAAGTGCTACATCTACGACATGAACGCCATCGGCCACCAGATCGACGGCGAGCCGCAGACGCATATGTACTACGAGGACGAAGAAGATCGGTACGGCACATGGGTGAAGACGATCCATTGCGCCGCTCTGGTCCTCACGCGTGGCGTCTATCGCGCCGTGCATGACGACACCGCGTCCATCGCGTAATCACCCAGAACGGAAGGAACTGAACTATGGCCTATAACTCCGCACACCTGGGGATGGTTTCGCAGACTGCCGGTCCCCTCGGCATGTCAACCTGGGTCTATGACACGGTTGATACCAACTCGACTGTGTACGCAATCGGGTACATTTCTGATGCTCTCGAGCGCGGTATGCAGAAGGGCGACCTTGTGTACGTCCGCATCTGGACCACCGCTGTTCCGACCGAAACGTCGGAAATGCAAACGGCTGCTGGCACCGCCAACATCCTGACGGCGATGTACATCCACATCGTGCTCGGCATCTCGACTGCCGGCGCGGCGGACCTGACCAACGGTACGGCGATTACGATCACCAACTCATGACGGTGTTGGTTATCGTCTAGACGCAACTGGGCGGGGGCTTCGGCCTCCGCCCTTAATTTTCTGGAGACAACATGGCCGACCCGATGCGCTGCCCGACGAAGAACGTTCTGGAGATCGAGCACGACGGCAAACAATTTGGCACCTACGTGGCGACATTGCCTGTCGGGCATTCGCTTGATGACGTAATGGCGCCGGAATACTTCGGACGGATGCAGGCGCGTGGTCCGACCGACAAGCTTCTGCGTGAGGGCGACTTCATCGATGTCCGCCCGGCTGACTGGTCCTGGTATGTGCGCCTGATGGTCCGCGCCTGCCTTGGCTCTGTGGACAAGGTCATCACCTCGGCCATTCATGGGCCGGTGGTGTTTGAGCACGGCACGCTGCCGGCGGGCTGGTCGATGCAGTACATGGGCATCGAGCGCAAGTGGACGATCTTCTTCAAGGGCGTCGAGAAGGCTGCGATGTTCAACTCATCGGAGCAGGCGCGTGCGAAGATCATCGATCTGGGCGGCGAGCCTGATGATGGTGAGGCTCCCAAGCGACGAGGTCGCCAGCCGCGCACCGCTACAGACACTCGACTGGATGCTGAGGCTGTCTGATGACGACCGCGACAGACGTTATCAACGACGCGCTTGAGCATCTGGGCGAACCGCCCTCAAGCGGGTCGGACGATGACAGCACATGGGTCGTTAGACTGACGCAGGCTTACGACCGTGAGGTCAAAAAGCTGTTCGAGATCCACAATTGGAACTTCTCGCTCGTCAAGTCTCAACTCGCCGCAGTGAGCCCGACCCCAGACGGTTGGGACTATGGCTTCACCAAGCCAGCGAAGTGCAAGCGCATCCTCAAGGTAGCGTCTGTCTCAACACCGAGCGCCGGCCAGATTCCGTATCTGGATTTCGGCGGTCGCATCCTGACTGATTCCGAGACTACATGGCTGGACTATGTCGATGGCGAGAAGATCGACAGTCCAGGCATGTGGCCGGAAGTATTTGCCGGTGCTCTTGCAGCTCAACTGGCGTGGAAGGTCTGCCCGGTCATCGGCTCGAGCGACACCAAGAAGGAAGAACTGCGCAAGACGATGCTGCGCAACCTCACTCAGGCGAAGCTGTGGGACGCCCAGCAGAATCCGCCATTCGTAATCCCTCCGGGCGAGTACGAGAAAGCGCGCTACGGTTTCTCGCGGCGCTACAATGGGTAAGCAAAATTTAACAGTGCTTGCGCTCAACGGTGGCGAGGCTGACAAGCAGACACTGGCGCGGGCTGATCTCGACATCTACTCCCGCCTCGCTGAGACGATGGAGAACTGTTTCCCGTACACGAACGGGGGCATGTCGAAGGTTCCCGGCTCCAAGTTCCTCGACGATGTGACGGCGCTGGCGCAGATCACGGACGAGGGCGGCACGGTCATCCTCGAGGAAGATGGCACGACGGAGATTGTCACGGAGGGCGAGAGCCTAGGCATCCTGCGTCCGTTCGTCCGGTCGCGGGAGATTTCCTATGCGCTCGAGCTATCGGCAAACCAGATGCGGTTCGTTGACAATGCGACGGCGGCGTATGTGACCATCACTGGCGCGCAAGCCACGATCGGCGCGTTCTCGGATCAATCTGCGGCTCCGTCGTCAGGCGGCGCGGCCCCGATCACGGGCGGCACCAGCGATGTGGCTGACCCGTTCTACGTGGACATCAATTTCACCGGGTACGGCTACTTTGGGTATGGTTCGTAATGGGCATATCGGTATCAGGGGCCGACGTTGCCTTCACGACCACGGCGGGCAGCGAGGCTGTTGCACGCTCGGCTGTGACATCGTCAGCGCCAACGTCAGAGGTCACGTTCTCGTTCGAAATCACCAGGCGTCCGCTGAAGATGCGGGCAGGGACGAGCGCGGGCGGGCAGGAGATATTCACTGACCTGACGCTTTACCCCGGCCAGCATCTCATCACGTTCACGCCTGGCGTCTCGCCCTATTACGTCGAGTTCCGCCTGCCAGACATCGGCTATGTCGGGGCGGCAGAGGGCAAGTCGAACCTGCTCGGGTTCACGACCCTCGGGGCTGGCGACCTGACGCTGGAGACGCCGTGGCAGGAGGACACGCTTCGCAGCCTGCGGATGGAGCAGAGCTTCGACGTTGCATGGCTCGCGACCAAGGGCGTGCAGACGCGGGTGCTTGAGCGGCGCGGGGATAAATCGTGGAGCCTTCGCAAGTACCAGCCGGAGAATGGGCCGTTCTCCAACCTCAACATCACGACCTCGACGATGACTTGCAGCACCAATACCGGCGCTGGGACGCTGACTGCATCAGCGCCGATCTTCAGGGCCACCCATGCTGGCGCGCTGATGAAGATCACCCATCAGGGCCAGTACATCACGGCATCGATCGACGCTCTGAACGAGTATTCGACAAGCGCCAAGGTCACGGGCGCTACCACCAACCGCAACCTCCAGCTTACCATCACGGGCGTGTTCACTGGAACGCTGGTGCTTCAGCGCAGTATCGGCTCCGAACTCAACTGGGTGACGTACCAGACGCACACGGGAACGACCGACACGACCTACAACGACGCGCTCGACAACCAGATCATCTATTACCGGGTGCTGGCGACGGCATGGACGAGCGGCACGGCAACGGTTGTGCTCCAGCACGCCAACGGATCGACGGACGGGATCGTTCGGATCTTCAGCGTCGAGGCGGATAACTCAGCGACGGTCGATGTGCTGACGCCGGTGGGCAAGACGACGGCGACGACGGACTGGGCGTTCTCGGCCTGGTCGGATGCTTCGGGCTGGCCCGCGGCGATTGCCCTGTCGGATGGCAGGCTGTGGGCGGGCAGGGACGATCGCTTCTGGGCGTCCGACTCGGATGACTTCGAAAGCTTCGAGATCGGGGCGGATGACGCCAATGCATTCACGCGCCGGGTCACGGGCGGCTGGGGTTCGGTTCGCTCGATGCTGGGCGTGGACAAGATGGTCATCTGCATGGACGCACGCGAGGCCGAGGTCAGTTCCAACACGCAGGACGACATCCTGACGCCGACCAATGCAGCCTCGCGGCCAAGGTCAAGGCGCGGTTCGGCTGATGCGCAGGCAATTGCGGTGGATGCCGATGCGGCGTTCATTGACCGTTCGACCCGCAAGCTGTTCCGCATGGTCTCGGACGGCAACAAGTATGAACTCAACGAGCTGACCCGGTTGCACCGGACGGTCGCCGGCGACGAGGGATCAGCGGACGGCTTTCTGGAGTGTGCGGTACAGTACAATCCCGAGCCGAGGATATGGCTCCCGTGCGACGATGGCCGGATGGCCGTGCTGCTGTATGAGCCGATCGAGGGCGTGGTTGCGTGGTGCAGGCTGGTGGATACCGGGGCGTACTACGAAAGCGTCTGCTGCCTTCCTGGTGACGTTGAGGACAGTGTTTATTTCATCGTGCGTCGGACGGTGAACGGCTCGACGGTAAGGCATGTCGAGAAGCTTGCCGCCGAGGCATGGGAGGACATGGAGGATGTCTGGCGCCTGCGAGGGGCGGTTGTGTATTCCGGGGCTGCGACGACGGCCATCACCGGGCTCACCCATCTCGAGGGCAGGACGGTCTATTCGTGGACCGATGGCTACCAGCAGGGGCCTTACACGGTCGCGAGCGGGGCCATCACGCTGGATTATGCTGCGTCCTATGCAATCACGGGCCTGCTCTATGAGGGCAAGTACAAGTCGCCGCGGGTGATGGGCGGGGCGTCGATGGGTACGGCGATGACGCAGGACCGGAAGGTCACTCGCATCGGGCTCCTGCCTTACCGGACAGCGCCGGGCGCCCTGAAGTGGGGCCGTGACTTCACGAACATGGAAACGATCAAGGGCGATGACCCGGTGACGTTCGACACGGCGATGGTCGAGATTACCGACGACATCAACAAGCCGTTCGCGGGTGCGACGAGCAAAGACCCGAGGGTGTGCCTGTCGATGCCGACTGCGGGGCCTGCAACTGTTCTGGGGCTGGTGCCTCACCTGGAGACGAACGAGAAGTCTGCGTGATTTCGCGTGAGAACCTCGATGTGTCCCACTTCATTGAGTGGGGGGTTGAGGAGTATCCGCATCCCAGCCGGTTCTTCGGGTTCGTGCTGCGGCGGGATGGTGAACTGGTCGCGCTTGCGCTGATCTGGGTTGACGAGAACGAGAAGTGGTGGGGCAATTTCGCGATGCGCCCCGGCTGTCCTCGCAGCGTCCATGCGACGACGCTGGATATGTTCAGGCGCATGGATGATGCGGGTGTCCCTGCCATCTGGGCCGATTGCAACTATGACATCCCGAGGGCTGAAGCCTGGCTGTTGAGGCTGGGGTTCCTGCCAGTGGATGACGAAAAGAAGGAATGGCGGCGTGAGCTTTATTCTACAGGCCGTAGGTATCGGGGCATCGCACAAGGCGGGTATGGCTGCGGCGAAGGCGGCGACCAATGCGGGCCAGGCGGCGCTGGTCTCGGGCATGGGCGAGGCCAAGCAGCTTGAGACGCAGGCCGCGCGTGAAGTCGCGGTCGGCACCTATAACGCGGACATCATCAACCAGCGTGCCAAGCAGATCCTGTCGTCCCAGCGTGCGGCGGCGGCAGCGGGCGGCGGTGACACAACGGACGCCACGGTTCAGGCCATCACGGACGAGACGATCAAGAGCGCCAGCGTCGAGAAGCTGATGCAGATGGCCAACGCGGAGGACAAGGAGCGTCAGCTCCGGTTTGAAGCGAGCACGAGGCGGTACGCGGGCGCGACGGGTCTGCAACAGGGACGACTGAAAGCGAGCGCTCAGAAAACTGCAACGTGGGGGCAGACGATAATGAGCGTGGAGAAGCTGGGCTCCGACATTGCTTCAGCATTTGCAACGGGCGGAAAGTCCGGGTCTACCTAAGTCTCGCAGACCACTTCGATTGATCTGTTCTCGGTAGATCCGCCGCTGGGAATAGCTCGCGTCGTGATCGATCGGTTTATTTCGGTGTAGTCCCCACCGCAGAGTTCTCGCGCCTTTTCATGGCATGTGGCGATGGTCGCCAGCATCCCACCGCAGTGGATCAGCGATGCTGATTTTCCGTCAGGCGTGACGAAGCTATTCACAGTCGGCGCACCAATGGCGCACGAGCCAAGCATGAACAATCCGACGAAAGCGAGCTTTCGCATCAATTCCTCCCAGCGCGAAGTTGTGATTTAGAATGGCACGTATACCTCGCGCACAACAGATGGGGCTAGACCCCAGTGCGGCGCAGAACACGCGCGGCGTTGTGGATATCCCAATCCCCGACTTCAGCGGGCAGCGTGCTGGCGCTGAGGCGCTGGACAATGTCGGCAAGGCGATGCTGGAGTTCGGCAACAAGCTTCAGGAAGCCGAGACCGACCGCAAGATTGTCACGGCCACGAACGCCACACGCTCTGAACTGGACAAGACGAAGCGGTCTATTCTTGAAGACCCGAACGTCAAGCCGGAAGACTACGAGAAGGTCTACCAGGAACGTTCAGACGCAATCTTCAAGAACTACGGGGCGACCATCCCCGGCGGCAAGGCGAAGGCTGTCTGGGATAAGTACACGGGCGACCTTGGGTTCAGTGGCCTGACGGAGATGCGGAGCGCGACCCGCCAGAAGCAGCTCGAGAACGCCACAGCAGAGACCATCGCGACGGTGGCGAAGACGGTTGAGGGCTTTGCTGACCTCGACCAGTCGGAGGAAGTCTTCACGTCGAACTTCACGGCCACGCACGAGTACATCAGCGGTCAGGTCAAGTCTGGCTTGATGGCTCCAGACAGGGGCGCGCAGGCTCTGGCGGAACTCGAGACGGGATTTCGCAAGGCCTACACGGAGCGCACGCTCTACGCGATCGACGGGATGCGCCAGGCCAAGAACTACGCGGGCGCAACCGAGGCGCTCTATGCTGCGAAGAAAGATGGCAAGATCGACGACAAGTCATTCACCGCGACCAGGGCTGTGCTGCTGAACGAGCAGAACGGCTTCGAGGCGCAGGGGGACGCGGACAAGTACTGGGAGCAGTCTGGTGGGGATTATCAGGGCGCTCTGAGGCTGGCCCGCGGCGAGAAAGATTTCGGGCGCCGGCAGGAGGTCGAGAAGAACCTCGCATCGCGGATGCAGCAGGACAAGCTGGCCAAACAGGGTGAGCAGGACGACATCGGCAAGCAACTGGCTGACCACGTTCTCAAGGGCGGCACAGTCGCCAATGCTCCCGCCAGCCTTCTGAGCCGGGTCACTGATGCTGGCACGCTATCGCTGGCGAACTCACTGGAAGCTGCGAAGACCCGCGAGACGGGCATGTCTGCAGCGCAGAAGGCGCAACTCGAATTGAGCAGCAACGTCGCCAAGTTCGGCTTTGAGTCGCTATCGAACAGCAACCCGCGCGCCTTCATGGAAGGCTACAACTCGTGGCCGGCAGAACTGCAGACCGCCTTCAAAGCAATGACGGGGACAGACCAGATTGCCGTTGAGTCGATGCGCGACAAGATGATCCAGACCGGGCCTACGTCCAATGCGATCGATGCTGTGTTGCAGGACGTGACCAAAGAGGCCCAACGCTTTGCCCCGTCGCTGATGAACTCGGACAAGACAAACGCCACGCCGAAATTCGTGTTCGAGGGCATCCTCTACAAGAACGCCAAGGCGCTTTCAGCCATGCAGGGCGGCAAGCCAATCACCCCAGACCAGTCCCGCAAGGTCGTACTGCAATCGATGGGCGAGTATGACGCCAAGAAGTATGGAGCTGGTGTGAACCTGGCGCTCAATTTCGATGCCGATCTGTACCGCCGCGTCACGGCGCAGCAGACCACGCGGCTTGGGCG